CAAGGCGTGGTCTACCGCTCGCGATGCTGCTCGTGCTGACTGGCTGCGCCTCAAGGCCGGCAGTGCCGGTCGAGTGCCCGTTGTATGTGCCGAGTCCGGAGGCGCTGACACCGATCAGCGGGACGGACTGGAAAACGCCCGCGCAGAGGCTGATCGAGTTCTACACGCGGCCGTCGACGCTCTCGAACGGGGCGCCGAAGTAGAGCGCGTGCTCACGCTGTGTCAGGCGGAACTCCGGCAGTGCTCGGGCATGCGGTAGCGTAGGTTCCCGCGTAGCTTTCCAGAATCACCGTCGATCCTCCCTCTGTGAGCCGCTGCTAGATCAGCAGCTTCTGCCCCGAGGGGCGCGCGTCTTCCATCTCCTGAAACCTCCGCAGTAGTTACGCATCGCCGCGCATCCGTCCGCATGCGCCCTACCGCCGTTCGCGTAGGATTCCGCGTAGGTTTCCAACGGGAGCGGGAAGTGTTCGACGCACGGGCAGCGAAAGCCCTCAACCCTGGCGATCATCTCACGGTCGACGGTGCGCCCGGCCTGCGCCTGGTGGCGACCGCATCGCGCCGGACGTGGACGTACCGCTACCGCTCGCCGGTCGACGGCCGGATGCGACAGATTCGCCTCGGGCACTGGCCGGCCATGTCGCTGCCCGCTGCCCTGGCGGCATGGGAGCGCGTCGCCACGTTGCGCGCTGCCGGTCAGGACCCAGCACAGGACGCCCGCCAGCGGAAGCGCGCCACCATCGCCGAGGCTCGCGCGACCGCGTACACGGTCCGCAAAGCGTGCGCGGAGTATCTGGACGCCTACGCATCGGACGTGGGCGCGAAGACGCACAGAGAGGCGCGCAGGCTGCTCGCCGTGGCAACGGAATCGATTGCCGACAGACCCGCCGCCAGCATCACGCGGGCCGATGCTTTCGAGATCGTGGACGCGATGCGCGATCGGCCAGTCATGGCGATGCGGCTTCGGCAGACGCTCGGGGCTGTGTGGGACCGGGCGCTTGATGCCGGACGGTTGCCGCCGGAAGTGCCGAACTGGTGGCGGCTTGTCCTGCGCGGGCAGCTCCGGTCGCGCGGGAAGGTCGTCCGCGGCGAGCAGGCCGGGCCCGTGAAGCGCGTCCTGTCCGGTGCCGAAGTCGGCGCGCTGCTCGGCTGGCTGCATCACTTCTCGCCCGACGTGGCCGACGTGCTGACGCTGTACCTGTGGACCTGCTGCCGTGGCGCGGAGATCGTCGGCATGGAGCGGCGCGAGATCGTCGAGGAGACGGACGGGCTGTGGTGGGTGATCCCGCGTGCTCGGCTCAAGATGCGGCGCAATGTCAGCACGACGGACCTGCGCGTGCCGCTTGTCGGGCGAGCGGAAGCGATCGTGCGGCGGCGTCTTGAGATCCCCGGTCGGTATCTGTTCCCGTCGCCGCGCGCGAAGAGCGGGCACATCGGGCAGGGCGCTGCCGGACAGGCGGTGTGGTTCCATATGCCGGAGTGCACGCTGCGCCCGGAGATTGAGCGGGAGCGGTTGCCGGTGGTGGACTTCGCCCCGCATGACCTTCGACGCACGAGCCGCACGTTCCTGGCTGCGCTCGGGTGTCCGTCGGAGATTGCCGAGGCGATTCTGGGGCATGTGGCGCCGGGTGTCGTGGGCATCTACAACCGGCACAGCTACGACGCCGAGCGGCGGGTGTGGCTCATGCGGTTGTCTCAGCATCTTGAAGGGCTGGCGACTCAGGGCTGACTGAGCAGCCGCCATGCTGCTGCCGCCACTGCTGATACTTGCCCATTTCCAATGGCTTTAAGTCGGTCCACCCGAGCGGCCACCCCATTAGCCACTCGACCCACGTCGGGTTCAGTGGACCACCATCTTGAATCTCTGTATCCGGAACGACTGAGTCCGGGGAACCACCTACGCGCCCCTTCTTCCATCCCTTGACTGCTTTCGTCAGGGTGAGGTGCGATCCGGGAGTCTGCTTCCCGTCTCGTTCCTGGGCGTTCGGTGTCGGCCACATGCGTACCGCTGTCGCCAACCCGTCCCCGCTCGTCGCAGATGCGCCTTTGCGGTTGTAGTTGCCGCAGACCGTGGGCGTGGGCCATTTCACTGCCAACGAAAGCGGCGTGCCGCCCTGCGCGTATGGCTTGCTCCGCGAGCTCGTGTCGCTCGCCACTGGCGTGGGCCACAAGCCAGAACCGGTCACGCTGGTGCGGCGCCCCAACATCGGCAGCTCCCAGCACCGTCCATCGGCAGTCATACCCGAGCGCGGCCAGGTCACCGAGCACTCGTCCGAGTCCCCGAGTAACGATTGCTGGACTGTTCTCCACGAAGACGAAGCGCGGTCGAACGTCGCCAACGATCCGTGCCATGTGCGCCCACATGCCGGACCGCTCGCCGTCAATGCCTGCACCCTTTCCGGCAACGCTGATGTCTTGGCACGGAAACCCGCCCGATACCACGTCAACAAGGCCTCGCCACGGTCGTCCGTCAAAGGACTGCACGTCATCCCAAACCGGGAAAGGCGGGAGAAGGCCGTCATTCTGTCGGGCGAGCAGTACACCTGCGGCGTAGGGCTCCCACTCGACGGCGCAGATGGTTCGCCATCCGAGCAGGTGGCCACCAAGAATGCCTCCACCAGCGCCCGCGAAAAGTGCCAGCTCATGCACGGATCGCCTCGTCATTTCGAGACGCTGTGCGCCCCGGCCCCGGCGGCAGATCGCTGACCGGCCGCGACTCCGCGAACGCCACAAGCTCGCGCCACAACCAGCCGACGCGACCCGCGCTCAACTTGCGCGGCGGCGGCAGTTCCTTCGATCGCACCAGACCTTCGAGCGTGCGGACGGAGATCCCCAGGGCGGCGGCTGCGGCTTCGCGCTCGACCATGAGGGGCGGGGATTGGATGAGTTCGCGCTTCACGGCGTCACCCTCCGCACCGCATACCGCACCGTCAGCACGCGGAACCCGTCCGCAAACTCAACGAGCGCGGAATTCATCTTGCCGACTGCCACGACCCGGCACGGTTGCCCGTGTCGCTCGCCTAGCCATTTTCGCCAGTACCATCGGTGCGTCATGCTCACGGCTTCGCGCCTCCCTTCCGCGCGGCGATGCGGGCGCGGATGCTCTCGGCGCACTCTGGACCTCGGCGCCACCATTCACCCTCAATCTCTGCCGCACACGCCTGCGCCTCCGCGTCAAGCAGCGCGAGGATTGCGGCGCGGAGTTCTTCGCGCTTGCGCGCTACTTCGCCGCCGTTGTGGCTCACGTAGTACAGCGCAAAACTTTCCGCTTTTGTCATGACATCGGAGATCGTCATGGCGTCGTCACCTCGGCGGGCGTGAGGGCGGCTGTGTACTCTTCCCACGCTTCGTCGTCCGTGTTCATCGGATTGCAGTCGGTCTTGTACGAATCGCGCCCGGCTTGAAAGACCATGCGTTTGCCGCCCCACTTGCGGCGCAACCGCTCGACCTCGGCGCGGAGGGCGTCGCGCTCTTTCATCAAGCGATCCGCATCCGTCCATCCGCCTGCGTTGTAGACGTTCATCAACTCGCGGACCTGTGCTGCATCTTTCCGCGCCTCGTCCCGCTCGCGCTCCAACGCATCGCACGTCTCGCGCAGATGATCGATGCCGGATTGGAGTGCTTCGCTTTCTGCGTGCGCCATGCTCATGTCAAGCGCCACGTTGATGAAGCGGTTCCGCGCCTCGTCTCGCTCGCGCGTCACGGCGGCTAGTTCGCGGTCACACGCTTCGTGCAAATCATCGTCCGGAAACTTGCGCGGCATCATCTTTCTCGGCGTCTCGCTCATTTCGTTGCCTCCAGTGCGGCGCGCACACGCGGCAATGCTTGCGCCGCTCTCTGTTCGCACCATGCCAAGTCATCCTCCGGTTCTCGGTCAGCATCGCCGATGTCCGCCAGCGCGGCCTCGGCATACGCCAGCGCCGCCCTTAGCTGCGCCTCTATCTCCCCGCACGCCTGCCTCAGCGCGAGGGCGTCCATGTGGTCGGGAAGGGAGTCGGTCAATGGGTGGCTCATGCGACCTCCGCGGCAGCGAACAGATCGACCTCCAACTTCGTCGCCTGCATCAGATTGCGCGTCGCCTGCTCGTAGTACGAGCGCTTGAGTTCCACGCCGATGAAGCGCCGCCCTTCCTCGATCGCCACGAATCCCTCTGAGCCGATGCCGGCGAACGGCGAGAGAACGACGTCGCCCGGATTCGTCCACAGGTCAATGCAACGGCGGATGACCTCAAGCTGCAGCGGGCAGATATGCCGCTCGTCGTCGTGCTCGCGGGCGGATCGGAATTGCAGCGTGTCGGACGGGTCGATGTCAGTCCAGACGGGCGAGGCGATGCGCTGCCACTTGGCAACCGGGAACTGTTCGGGGTCGTGCTTCACGCGCGGCACGGCGTCACCAGGGGCGCGCATCGTGATGACGTAGTCCGGGATTCCCTGGCGGCTCAGACTGGCGTTCTCGCGGATGCTCTTGTGCAGCAGGCCGATTGCTTTCGTGCGCTGCATCGCGGTCACGGGATCTTTCCAGATGACGACCTCGGAGTGATGGATAAACCCGCGCGCCTCAAATGCTCGGATGAGATCGCCGCGGAAGTCGCGCAGGCCAATGTGCCCGTCCCGTTCCTTGCTCGTCGGCATCAGCATGCAGTGGAACGACACCTCGCGACCGGGACGCAGCACGCGCCGCAGTTCCGTGATGAGGAACCCGAGATGCTCGAAGAACTCGGCGTCGTTCCGGCAGTTGCCCATGTCGCGCGGGCTGTTGCTGTACGTGTACAGACTCGCGAACGGCGGCGAGAAGATCGAGTAGTCGATGCTCTCGTCGGGAATGCCGCGCAGCACTTCGACGCAGTCGCCTTGATAGATGGCGTACTGGTCTGCAATGACTTGATCGATGCAGTTCATGCAACCTCCAGAAACCTCGGCACGGTGACGCGCCGCGTTGCGTTGTAGGGGTTCGTCTGGCGGACCATGCCAAGGACGTTCGCTTGCACTGCGGCGCGCGTCTCGCCGGAAAGCATCTCCGACATGGCAAGCGCGTCCGCCTCTTTCCGCTTCAGGTTCGCCACGACCGCGCCCTCTCGCTCGGACGCGAAGATGTGCACGCAGACCGTGCGCGTCTGCCCGAACCGCCAGCAGCGGCGCACGGCCTGGTAGTAGGACTCGAAGGAATCAGTCACGCCGACGAATGCCATGCGCGCGCAGTGCTGCCAGTTGAGCCCGAAGCCGGCGATGCTAGGCTTCGTGACGAGCACGCGGATCTTTCCGCTGGCGAAATCGCGCAGCCGTTGTTCCTTCACGTCGAGATCGTCCGCGCCGCGCACCTCGACGGCATCGGGTATCGCCGCGCGCAGTGCATCGCCCTCGGCGTTCAGGTCGCACCAGATGACCCACGGCTCGCGGTCAGCGTTGACGACGGCGGCACAGTCGCGCACGCGGTCGGCGATGGAATCTCGACGCGCCTCGCGCCGCTCCATCAGTGACTGCGCTTCGGTCACGAACAGTGAGCCGGGGACGATGTACTCACTTCGGATGATGTGCTCTCGCAGGTCAACCGGCGGCAGGCGGTAGGCGCTGGCGTCGTGCCCAAGGTCAGCAGGCGAGCGCACCAACACGCCCCAGGAGGCGACCCACTGCCAGAAGGCGTGCTTCGCGTGGCCCTTGATGCGCCAAGTCTGCGTGTCGCCGCCGTCGTGCACGAAGAACTCGGCCAGCATCTCGGAGCGCGAGCACACGCCGAGGAACTCCGCATGCGTGCCCAGCTCGGTCCAATCGTTCGGCGCTGGCGTTGCCGTCGCGCAGAGCTTGAACGGCGTCTCGCGGAACGCTTCGAGCAGCGTCTTCAGCGTCTTGGCGTCGTGATGCTTGATGATGCT